GTAGCATCTGAAGCCTGCAAGTGTACCGGGAGTTGCAAGTCCGTTTCTTAGGTTAGAAGTTGCATCGCCAGTTACCTGTACTTCAGCAATCTTGTTACCTGCTTGAAACATCTTCTCGTAGAAGATTGGAGGAGCAACAAACCATCTGTTCTCTTCTGGTACAGACTGGTCATCCATTAATCTTGCCATTAATAGCATAAGATTAATACCTGCATCATCAGCTTCTACGTTAATAGGAGCAGCTGCTGTACCTAAAGTTGACTCAGTAGTTGTTAGACCACCTGATATACTTGCATCATCAGCACCTGCAATACCTGCACCATTTGCTAATGTTTGCAACACGTTTGCATCGTATTTTCTCTTTAAAGAAAAAGCACCTGAAGAAGTTGCTAATGCTTCAAAGTTAACATGCGAGTGTCTTTCCTCGATGTCATCGATTTTAAATGCAAATGCGTTAGCTTGGTCAACGGTCAATGTGATTTGATCGTCTGCCAAGTCTTGAGTGTTTACCACAGAACCCCTTGAATAACTAGATACAGTTATTGTTGGTTCTTTGATAATATTTACAGTGTCACCAAAGTTTTCAATTTCACCAGTGTAATCAGTATTCGTAATATCTTCTGCAACCGAAGCACGTCTGAAGAACTTGAGAACTTTTTGGCTAAATATCTGAGGAGCAAAATTACCTGACGGTAAATTATTGTACCCAGAAGCGGAATCGAAAGCCATTTTCTCTCTCCTTTTTTGAGGTTTTAGCTGTTCATGTCAATTCGCCCTTCTTGCCGTGCTAGATCGATATCAGCTTCAAACTTTTCGAACTCCCACGACTTGAGTCTGGCGATGTCAGAGCCTTTCCAAACTTTTTTGTTTGCATTGAGGTCTGTCTTTATCTCTTTTGCTCTGGGAGATGTAACAGCCATTGCAGCAGAAACGTCTGGTTTTTTACTCTGTTGTTTTTTGGTTGTGATCCCTGCGTCTGCTTTGTAGAGATCAATAACCCTTGCGGCTAGTCGAGCATTTGTGTTGTTTTTTAACACACCATCACTAATAGTGGTGGGCTGTTCTTCTAGCCATTGTAAGAACTTTTCATCTTGCTTTATTTCTTCAAAGTCAGGATGTAAAGTCTTGAGTTCACGATAAGCGACCTTAACCAAATTTTCTTTCTCACGAGCTTTTAAAGTCTTAAGTTCTTCTTGAAGTTGTTCAGCTTGCTGATTAGCTTTTTCTGAAGCTATAGTCTGCATTACATCATAAACATCAGGATATTCTTGCCTAAAATTTTCTAGCTCTTCGGGAGTTTTTGGCAAAGGAACATTAACATTAGATTGTTGCATTGCACTTTCTAGTTGCTGTTCTTTTGTTTTAAACTCCTGTATCTTTTGATCGTAGTGACGCTTCAGATCATCATATCGTTTCTTGTAATCATGCTCTTGGGCAGTCTCTTCTTTCTTTGCAGATACGAAAGTTTCTTCCTGTTGCTCTTCCTCTTGAGTAGCCACTTCTAATGTGGGGTCTTGAGTTTGCTCATCTTCATCATCTTTGTAGACATCATCACGATACTTACCCCGATAAAGATTAGGATTGTTTATAACTCCATTGGAGTCATTTGGTTTGTTGGCTCTTACGCCACGAACTTGTTGTTTTGCCATAGTTTTTTACCTCATTCTCGCAGTGCCACTGGCTGTGGGTAGCTGCTTCGGTCTGTCAGGGCCACATCTGTGGGTAGCTGACGAATTTTATTTAGATATTATTTTATCTGTATAATATCCAATAAATCATTTAAGACTTTTTCTCCGTAGCCTGCACCTTCTCCGTAAGATGCAAGTGCGTCTTCTATAGTTTTGTGATCTTTTAATTTGTGAAGAAGAATGACATCAGCAATTTTATCGTAATACTTTTTGTGCATCTCAGGATCAATAGTACCTTTTCCGTAAGGCTTCAATCCTTGTGCTTTTTTGCCATATACTTTTTTTGCATCAACGTCTTGTCTCATCTCTTTAGAACCACGTTTAAGAACACCGTACAGTTCTTTGTTTATCTTGTCTTCGCCTTGTAATTTTAAAGCTTGTAAGTATTTTTTTTCTTCGTTACTTAGAGTTTTATAATCAGGACTTCTGCTTTCAAAGTCCTCTATTAAACTTTTGGTTATTTGCATAGGACCAAATGCAGAACTACTTTTACCCTTCTTAGCCTTTACGCCTGTAAATATAAACGGATTTTTTTCAAAGCCTTGTATCTCTGTTTTTTTAATTGCTTTTTTAATATCCCCAAACTCGTAGTCATTAAAAAATCTTTGTTGATCTAGAGTCATTTCTACTGGTTCGTCAGATATTCCCGGAACAAAAGCATCTTCTTGGGGTTTATCAGTACTAGGATTAGTTAGATTAAGTTCAGGTCGTCGAAACAAAAATCCTTGCTCTGGATTTCTTACACGCATACCTTCATAAGCAGCGTACTTGCTTTCATCTGTAGGTTCGTCGTTAAGTTTATTTTTTAATCTAGTTACTTCAGGTTTACCCGAATTGTTTATAGCTTCTAGTATTGGATACCCTATCTTTTCTGCTATTACTCTTGGTATATATATCTCTGAAGAAGCTACGATAAGCGGAACTTTATTCTTATCTTTTATTTTAGGATTTCCTACACGTATGTCAACCCCTTCTTTTCCTAATTCTTTGATAGCATAGTTTATAAGAGAAGTTATTTGAGGTTTCTTTACATCTGAAGCAGGTCCATTAACAACATAATCTCCATCTTCTGCGTCAAATTCAAACCTATCTCTCACAACATCAGTATCCATAAAAGTTTGTTCTGGCTCAATAAGACCTACACCTTTAATAGTTTCAGTCTTTGATGCAAATCCATTAGTAGGCGTTCCTATTCTACCCCCATATGCAGTCCAACCACCGCCGCCAAAGCCATCGTTTGATCCACTATCCATACCTCCATCGCTGTCATTATTATCATCATATGATGAAGGTTGAGACGCATCTAAGCCACTAGATCCCCCAGTAGGTCCTCCGTAACCGCCACCCAAATCACCTGTAGCTCCAACTCCCGTGCCTACACCTGTAATGTTGTCCATGTCAATACCGATGTTTATTCCCATAGGATTAACTTGACTTTGTTGAGCAACTACATCTGTCTCTAGACCAAAGTTCATACTTGGACTAGTCATCATGTCATTTCTAAAATCTTCAGCCGCTTTATAATCTTTAACGAAATCTTTGTAAGAAGTTCCTTGCCTGTAACTTTGAGGAGTTGTCACACCAAATTGTGCTTGAAGTCTTCCGGGAGAAAAAGCGTAAGATCCTCTGCCCGCGGGATCAAAACCCAATATCTCTGCTTTTACTTCGGTAGGTAGTTTAGAATCAATAATCTCGTCTTGAAATCTTTTTTCAGCATCTGTGAATGTAGCTGTCGGAGAAAACTTTGATTTCATAGACTCAATACCTGTTGCCATAGGTCCTGATTTACCAGTAAGCGTTTGTCGTATCTTTTGCATGTCTTTTGGACTAGCGTTAGGTATTGTGCCAATAATATGATTAGGAGTTACACCCACAACTTGATTGTTTACAACGCCCACACCGTAGCCCTTTTTACCCAAGCCTGCCATAGCTTGTGCGTATTGTAGTTGTTCAAGATTCTTTTGTCCTGCATAACCCGCTGTTATAAAAGATCCAGACATACTTGCAACTTGACCTATTGCTTTTCCCGGATCAAAAGCTTGTACTACTCCAAATGTTGCTCTTGTACCTACAGGACCTATTTGAAAATTTTTTCCAAAAACGTCAACTTTACCACTTTTACCTGTTCCTCCTAATAACGAGCTTAAATCAGTAGGTAGATCTTCTATAGTAACATCTTCGTAATCAGGTCCTCCACTTGTATCCTCTTCATACTTAGGAACTACACCTTGTTGTTCAGGAGGTTTTGTTTTGCCATATATAGGAAAAGATGGTGTTCGTCTTTCTCCAAAAGGAGTCGGAATAGGAGCTATCGCTAAAGGTGAAAAATTAACAACAGAAGGTATTTGAAGCTCATCCTCAAGCCTAAACGCTGCGGCTGCTCCTAACTGTTTGAACATATAATCTTTTATGATTGATTCAATCGACACTTTTCATCCTTATTACAGCTTCGTGATCATTCTTGAGTTTCTTGATCTGTTCCAGTAAAGCCAGTTTCCCC